CCTGTGATAATATTGGACGTAAGGAACTAGATGCACAGCACCGTAAAGACGGTTGGTTCTCTTGTGGTTTTCATAAGATTATAACTAGGAGTGGTTACGTAGAAAATGGAAGAGACATTGGACTTGCTGGTGGTCACGTTGATGACGGCACTGGTGAATGTACTAACGCTAATTCAGTAAGCATATGTATGATAGGTGGACAGGGAGAAGATGGTCAGCCTGACTGTAATTATACCTTCCAACAATACATATCATTAAGAATAGTGATAGATGAATTAAGGCAACTGTATCCTACAGCACAGCTGATAGGACATAGAGATATAAATAATAAAACAAAGTGTCCATACTTTTGTGTTAATGAATTAATGGACATACATAATAGGAGTAAAGGTTATGGACGATAAACAGAAAGCGGCGTATGAAAAACGTAAAGCGAAATATACACAGATAGTAGTACCTAAAGAAGTTAAAGCTATGATAGATAAACTTTGTGAAAAATCTTTTAGGTCAGCAGCTGGTGAGGTTTCTTATCAGATAGCTAGAGCCTTAGAAAGAACTAAAGAGTTACCTTACGATTAGTAAAGTGCCCCTTATAGTGAGGATTAAAAATGAAAGAAGACGACAGCACATTCCTACACCACGCCCCATGCCCCGCATGTGGTTCTAAAGATAATCTCGGTGTCTACACAGACGGACATGAGTATTGTTTTGGATGTGGTTATCATAAAAATGGAGAACAAATGACAGCACCCGCAACAACAACAACCGATTACAATTTTGTACACGGAACTGTTACCCCTTTAAACAAACGTAAGCTTGACCACGACACACTACAGAAATTTAATTATGAAATTGGTGAGTCGAATAAGAGACCTGTTCAGATTGCTAACTACTACGATAGAGATAGAGTACTGGTTGCACAGAAGCTACGCTACCCTGATAAATCATTTCAGTGGATAGGTGAAGCTAAAGACGGGACGCTCTTTGGTCAACACTTATGGCGTGACAAAGGTAAAATGGTTATTGTTACTGAGGGTGAGATTGATTGTCTCTCTGTCTCTAAAGTAAATGGCAATAAGTTTCCTGTAGTATCAGTTAAGACTGGGGCTCAGGGGGCTAAGAAAGATTTACTTAAAGAGTTAGAGTGGCTTGAATCATTCGAGACTGTTGTACTTATGTTCGACCAAGACGAAGCTGGTAAAAAAGCTGCGTTGGAATGTGCTAAAATCTTTTCACCTAACAAAGCCAAAGTCTGTACTCTACCTATGAAGGACGCTAACGAAATGCTGGTGGCTGGAAAAGTTAAAGAGTTAACAGATTGCATATGGTCAGCGAAAGCTTATAGACCTGACGGCATTGTATTAGGTGCAGACTTGTGGAACGACATACAGAAGGAAGACAGTTATGTCACCGTTCAGTATCCGTTCTCTTGTCTGAATAAAAAAACACATGGTCTACGTAAAGGAGAACTTGTTACAATAACTGCTGGTAGTGGCGTTGGTAAATCCTCTTTCTGCCGTCACTTGGCTCTTCACTTATTGAGAGAAAAATTTTCAGTAGGTTACCTTGCTCTTGAAGAGAATGTCAAGCGTAGTGTTCTTGGCATAATGGGTATTGAGATGAGAAAGCCGTTACATTTAACAAGAGAAGGAGTCAAAGATTCTGAATTGAAAAAAGTCTTTGACTCTACCGTAGGCAACGGTAACTTTTATTTATATAATCACTTCGGCTCAACAGCCAGTGATAATCTATTGGCTAAGATAAGATACTTAGCTAAAGGATGTGATGTAGACTTTGTAATCTTAGACCACCTACACATGGCATTGTCATCTATAGGTGATGAGACTACAAATGATGAACGTAAACTTATTGATTATACAGTATCAAAGCTTAGGACTCTAGTAGAAGAGACAGGTATAGGCTTAATACTTGTATCACACCTGAAGAGACCTGAAGGAAACAAAGGGTATGAGGACGGTGTAGCAGTATCAATGAATAGTTTAAGAGGTAGTGCGTCAATCGGGCAGTTATCTGATATGATAATAAGTATGTCAAGAGACTTACAGTCAGAAGGTAACTTAGCTCAGGTCAACGTACTTAAGAACAGGTTTAGTGGAGAGACAGGCAAAGCTTGTACCTTACACTATGACTTAGAAACAGGATGTTTACAGGAGACACAGGATGATGTCAACAATGACTTTTAAAGTAAAAGAAATAAACTGGTCAGCAATACTAATATCAGCACTAACTGAAACTGCATCTACTAATAAGATAGTACAGATTCCGATAGCAACTGATGATGGTGAAAGCTTACTAAACCTTGCCCTTGATAAACTTATTGAAGAAGGTGATGACCGTGCCTATCAAATAGAAGTGGTGAGGCATAAGATACACTAATGAAAACAAAGTATTTACCTAAGTTAGACTTATTCAAACACGAGTTTGTCATGGTCTACTGGGTAGACATAGAGTCAGACGCTGGGTGGCGTAGTATAGAGGATGTCAACTGTGATGACTTACCTATCTGCATATCCAGTGGATGGCTCATTAAGAAAGATAAGAAGGTTACACGTTTAGTCAGTGACTTCAATGTAGATTCAGATGGTAAAGTAAATGAAGTAGGCAACTCAACAATCATTCCTACTTGTGTCATACAAAAAATTATTAAAATAAAACTATGAATAAAAATGATAAGGGACACTATGGTGAGCTTATTGGTTGTGCGTGGTTAATCAAGAAGGGCTACTGGGTATTCAGAAACGTTGCCCCGCATGGTTGTATAGATGCTGTGGGAATACATCAAGAAACTGGAGAAAAAATTTTAGTAGACTTTAAGGTAGCTTACTACCGAAAGAATGGCTGGGAGACTTCACGTATAACTAGTGCCAAAGGTAAAGAGTTAGGTGTGAGAATTGTATATGTAGATTTAGAAACACATGAATGCCGCATTAAAGATACATGGGAAAACTATTTAAAAAATAAACGTAAAATTAAAATGGAGAAGTAATGAAGAGATACATATTTGATATCGAGACCAATGGTCTACTGACAGACGCTACCAAAGTACATTGTATTGTGATGTATGACTTAGATAAAGGAGAGTTATTACATCTAGATAATGAAGCTGCAATTAAGAAGCTGACTAAGGCTGACTTAATAGTGGGGCATAACATTATCAAGTTTGATATTCCTGTATTAAAAAAGATTTATGACTTTAAACCTAGAGGTAAAGTATTTGATACTATCATTGCTACTAGATTATTATTCCCTGACATTAGAGATGCAGACTTTAAACGTCAAGACTTCCCGACTAAACTTATAGGGAGACACAGCCTTGAAGCATGGGGACACCGCATTGGTAAATACAAAGCACATATAGAAACTGATTGGTCAGAGTTTACAGCGGAGATGTTAGAGTACTGTAAGCAAGACGTGATAGTTAACTCAGGACTATACAAAGCTATAGAAAAGAAGGGCTATGCACAGTCTGCTATGGATTTAGAACATCAAGTTGCTGACATTGTATTCAGACAAGAACAACATGGCTTTACATTTGATAATGATAAAGCTACTAGATTATTCTCTACACTAAATGCTCGACGTTTTGAAATAGAAGATGAGCTACAAGAATTATTCCCGCCTATAATTAAAGAGACAACATTCATACCTAAAGTAAATAACAAGACTAGAGGGTATGTTAAAGGTGAGCCCTTCATTAAGAAAGAGACTGTAACTTTTAATCCATCAAGTAGACAACATGTTGCTGAAAGATTTATAGATGTCTATGGTTGGAATCCAAAAGAGTTTACACCTGATGGTAAACCAAAGGTAGATGATGTAGTATTAAGCAAGTTGGATTACCCAGCTGCTAAACTATTAGCCGAGCATTTCCTTTTAGATAAACGAATTGCACAACTTGCTACTGGTAATCAGGCGTGGCTTAAACTAGAGACTAACGGTAAACTTCACGGTACATGTAACACCAACTCAACCGTCACAGCTAGAGCAAGCCATGCCTACCCTAACTTAGCTCAAGTGCCCAGCGTACATGCCCCTTATGGTAAGGAATGTAGAGAGTTATTCACAGTGCCGACAGGTAAGAAGCTTGTAGGTATAGATGTATCAGGACTAGAAGTCAGGATGCTCGCACACTACATGGCTAAGTTTGACAATGGTGAATACACTAAGGTAGTACTTGATGGTGACATCCACACAGAGACACAAACATTAGCGGGTCTTGATTCAAGAGACTTAGCTAAACGTTTTTATTATTGTTTTCTATATGGTGGTGGTGTTAAGAAGATAGCTGAAGTAACAGGCAAGACTGTTAAAGAAGCTGGTCAAGTTAAAAAGAGATTCTTAAATAACTTACCCGCTCTTAACAAACTCATAGAGCAAGTACAATCTGCTGCTGCTAAAGGACACCTTAAAGGTTTAGATGGTAGACAGATAAAAGTCAGGTCACCACATAGTGCATTGAATACACTACTACAATCAGCGGGTGCTATTGTATGTAAGAAATGGTTAGTTGAATTTGATAGACTAATCAAACCTTATGCTGATGTTAACCAAGTAGTGTGGGTACATGATGAGATACAAGTACAAGTAAATGCAGAGTGGGCTAACATCATTGGTGATAAAGCTGTTGAAGCTATTGAGAATGTGGGTTCAGAATTAGACCTACGTATTCCACTTACTGGTGAATATAAAATTGGTAACAACTGGAGTGAGACACACTAATGAAAGAAAACATGAAGAACTATAATAAGAAAAGAGAGTTACTTATAGATGGTGATATTATTATTTATAAGACAGCACTACAAGAAGAGCAAGCTATCAAGTGGGACGAAAACCTTTGGACACTACATGCGTATGAAGACAAGGCAATAGCAGCGGTTGATGAAGCTATTAAAAAACTACAGAGAGACTTGTTGTGTAAGCCTTATAAGATAGCATTGACATCCCCTAATAACTTTAGAAAAGATGTGATGCCTAGTTATAAAGCTAACCGTAAGGGTGTACGTAAACCTATGATACTACCCGTGTTAAGACAACACATCATGGATAATCATAAAGGTATTATGTGGGATGGACTAGAAGCTGATGATGTTCTAGGTATACTAGCAACTACCATTGACCCTTATTATGATAAAGACCCCATTATAGTATCTATAGATAAAGACTTTAAACAGATACCAGCATTGATATGTCTTGATGGTGACACAATCAATAGGATTACAAAGCCTCAAGCTGACTACTGGTTTATGATGCAAGTATTAATGGGTGACCCAGTTGATGGTTACACAGGTTTACCTAGTGTAGGTATTAAGACTGCTGAAAAAATACTAGGTGATAACAAGACTGTCCCACTGAGGACTTTGTGGGACAAAGTAGTTGAAGCTTATGAAAAGAAAGGATACACAGAGAAGGAAGCATTACAGCAAGCCCGTGTAGCTAAGATACTCAGAGCAGAAGACTATAACAAAAAGAAAGGAGAAGTAAAACTATGGCAAATAAAAAGGTGAAGAATGATAAAGTACAAAATCCAAAACATTATTCGAGGTATAAGATACAGCCAGTGTCTTTTATTGTTGAGAATCAGATACCTTATTGTGAAGCTAACGCTATCAAATATTTATGTCGCTGGCGTTACAAACATAAAACGACTGCTGGAAAAATTGAAGACTTAAATAAAGCAGTAGAGTATATCAACATATTATTGAGAGAACAAAAAGATAGAAAAAAACTAGAGGACATTGACCCGCTACAAATAATTTCATAAGGAGACAACATGATAGACCTGAGCAGAGATGAATTGTTAACATCATTCGGTAAGACTACCTTACATGATAGGTACTTATTACCTGAAGAGACTTCCCCACAAGAAGCATTTATGAGAGCAGCTAAAGCTTTCTCGGACAATGATGACATGGCGGAACGGATATATAATTATTCATCAAAGCTTTGGTTCATGTTTGCTACACCCATACTTACCAATGGTGGTACTGACAGGGGTATGCCTATATCCTGTTTCTTGAACTATGTGCCTGATAGCCGTGAAGGTTTGACTGGGCACTATTCAGAAAATGCTTGGCTTGCATCTGTTGGTGGTGGTATTGGTGGGTACTGGGGAGCAGTCAGGTCTGATGGTACAGCTACCAGTCATGGGTCACAAAGCTCAGGCTCTATACCATTCTTACATGTAGTAGACTCAGAGATGTTAGCCTTCTCTCAAGGAAAGACTAGAAGGGGCAGCTATGCCGCTTACATGGACGTAAGCCATCCTGAGATACTAGAGTTTCTAGACATGCGTAAACCTAGTGGTGGAGATGTTCACCGTAAATGTCTGAACTTACATCATGCAGTTAATCTATCTAATGACTTTATGGAATTAATATCTAACTGTATTAAAGAGCCAACGTTTGATGACAGCTGGAACTTAATAGACCCACACACTAATAAGATAGTACGTGTAGTATCAGCTAGAGAATTATGGCAGAAGATATTAGAGAATAGAGTAGCTACTGGTGAGCCATACATAATGTTTGGTGATACAGTTAATGAAGGTCTGCCACAACCACAAAAAGATTTAGGTTTAAAAGTACATCACTCTAACCTGTGCTCAGAGATAACATTACCAACAGATGAGCACCGCACAGCAGTGTGTTGTCTGTCCAGTGTTAACCTTGAGAAGTATGATGAATGGAAAAAGGACAGTATGTTTATACCTGACTTGATACATTTCTTAGATAACGTGTTACAACATTTTATCGACAACGCACCCGACACTTTATACAGGGCTAAGTTTTCCGCTGTCAATGAACGTAGTCTTGGGTTGGGTGCTATGGGGTTTCACTCTTACTTACAAGCGAACAGTATACCGTTTGAATCTGCACTAGCTAAGTCTAAAAACTTACAGATGTTTAAGCATATTAAACAACAAGCTATTGCGGAATCAAAGCGACTGGCTATTAAGAAGGGTGAAGCACCTGACATGGAAGGTACTGGTATGCGTAATGCACACTTACTAGCTATTGCACCAAACGCTTCTAGCTCAATTATCTGTGGTACTACATCACCATCTATTGAACCATTCAGGGCTAACGCTTATGTACAGAAAACAATGTCAGGTTCATTCTTAGTTAAGAACAAACACCTAGAGGAACTAATAGAATCTAAGGGTATGAACAATGATGATACATGGAAACATATACTAGCTAACAGAGGCTCAGTGCTAGAACTTAAAGGGTTAACTGATTATGAGAAAGATGTGTTTAAGACAGCTATAGAAATAAACCAGCAGTGGGTTATAGAGCACGCAGCAGACAGACAGGCATTTATTTGTCAGTCACAATCTGTTAATGTATTTGTTCCAGCTGATGTTCACATCAAGGAACTCCACGACATCCATATGTTGGCTTGGCAACGTAAACTTAAAACACTATATTACTGTAGGTCTGAAGCTATCAAGCGAGCTGAACTAGTATCACAGAAAGTAGAAAGAACAATCATTCCCGAAGCGGAATGTCTATCATGCGAGGGATAATGAGAAACTTATTTAAAGAACGTACACACTACAAACCATTTGATTACTCATGGGCTTTTGAATCTTATGAGATGCAGCAAAAGATGCACTGGCTACCATCTGAAGTATCTCTACATGAAGATGTAAGAGACTGGAATGAGAGACTAACAGAACCTGAGAAGAATCTTATCAATCAGATACTTAAATTCTTTACTCAAGGTGATGTTGATATAGCTAAGGCTTACCTTGATAAGTACATGCCTAAGTTTAAATCACCTGAAGTAAGGATGATGTTAACTTCCTTTGCTGCCAGTGAGGCTAACCATGCTCATAGTTATTCTATGCTCAATGATACACTGGGTCTACCTGAGTCAGAGTTTAAAGCATTCCAAGAATACAAAGAGATGGCAGACAAACACAAGTACCTATTCAAAGATAAAGGTAAAGGTACTGAAGGGCTGGCTAGAGACATAGCCTGTTTCTCAGCATTTGGTGAGGGGCTACAACTGTT